TATAGCGGTAGAGTACAAAAAATGTGCTTCTGACCCTATATACTTTATGAAAAAGTATTGTATGATTCAACATCCGGTGAGAGGAAAAATTCCCTTTCACCTTTTTCCGTTTCAAGAAACTACTTTAACTGATTTCAAAGACCATAGATATAATATTATTCTTAAATCCAGACAAACTGGTATTTCAACCTTAACTGCTGGATTCTCACTTTGGAAAATGTTATTTAATGATGATTACAATGTATTGGTAATTGCAACTAAACAAGAGGTTGCTAAAAACTTAGTAACTAAAGTAAGAGTGATGAATCAGTATCTTCCAAGTTGGTTAAAGTTAACAACTGTTGAAGATAACAAACTATCCTTACGATATTCAAATGGTTCACAAATCAAAGCAACTTCAGCAGCAGGAGATGCGGGTCGTTCTGAAGCACTATCCTTATTGGTATTTGATGAGGCAGCATTTATCGATAAGATTGAAGAGATTTGGGTATCTGCACAATCTACTTTATCAACGGGTGGTTCTGCAATTATCCTTTCAACACCAAATGGTGTGGGTAACTTCTTCCACAAAACTTGGGTAGGTTCTGAAGATGGAACAAATGGGTTTAATAATATTAGATTACATTGGAGTGTACATCCAGAAAGAGACCAAAGTTGGAGAGATGAACAAGAAACACTATTAGGACCAAAGGGAGCAGCACAAGAATGTGATTGTGATTTTGTGTCTTCTGGTGATTCAGTAATTGACCCACAAGTTCTTCAATTCTATAAAGAAACTTATGTACAAGAACCTATTGAAAAGGGTGGGTTCGATGGAAACTTATGGAAATGGCAATTTCCCGATTATAATAAATCATATATAGTTGTAGCGGATGTTGCGAGAGGTGATTCATCGGATTACTCAGCAGCCCATGTTATTGATGTTGAAGCATCTGAACAAGTAGCTGAATATAGAGGTAAGTTAGATACCAAAGATTTTGGTAATTTCTTAGTATCTCTATCAACTGAATATAACAACGCATTGTTAGTAATTGAGAACGCTAATATTGGTTGGGCAACGATTCAACAAGTTATTGATAGAAACTATGGAAACCTTTATTATATGAGTAAGGATTTAAAGTATGTAGATACTGAACATCAACACTCAAATAGATATCGTTCTCAAGATAAAAGTATGGTTGCGGGATTCTCAACCACCTCAAGAACTCGACCTTTAATTGTTTCAAAGTTGGAAGAGTATATAAGGGAAAAATCAATCATCATTCGTTCAGTTAGAACTATTGATGAATTGTTCACATTTATATGGATGAATGGTAGAGCTGAAGCAATGAGAGGTTATAACGATGACCTTACAATGTCTTTGGCTATTTCACTTTGGGTGAGGGATACTGCTCTGAGATTGAGACAAGAAGGTATTGATTTAACCAAACAGGCAATCAATAGTATTTCATCATATACTTATAGTGGGGTGTATGGTGGAAACGATTCTGATGATAACCCTTGGCAGATGCAAATCGGAGATGATATCGAAGATTTATCTAAATGGTTATAAATTTAGTTTTTAATATTTATACAGTATATGTATAGTTTGAGTAATAATATTATATTGGAATGTAACGAAAGTAACCTTTCGGAGGCACTACAATATCATATAGATACTAACACACCTTTGGTGGAGAATGTATTTAGATATGGTTCAAAGGGTTATTTCGAACTATATAATGAGGCACGTTCTTTGTATAATGAAGGAAAACTGAACTCTATTGATGAGGATGATATTTGGTTATTAGAATCTGATTTAGGTAAGTGGGGAATTTATGAAGGAAAAAAAGTTCTTTTAGATTTTCCAATGGAGATTAATGAGGCAGAATATAATGGAAAGAAAGTAAATCTCAATAAACCACAAAGAAGTTCAGGTCCTAAGAAATATCAAGTTTATGTTAAGAACAAAAAAGGAAATGTAATTAAGGTAAACTTTGGTGATGCAAAAGGTGGATTATCTGCAAAGATTTCTGACAAGGATGCTAGAAAGGCATTTGCGGATAGACATAATTGTAGTGATAAAAAAGATAGAACCAAAGCTGGGTATTGGTCTTGTAACCTACCTCGTTATGGTAAATCTTTAGGTATTACTCAAGGTAATTTCTATTGGTAATGAATCCATATAAAGAAGTTATTGAGAGTGATGTTATTGTAAGAACTTTTTCAGAAGATGTAGAATCTGAAGAATTGGTTTGGCATAGAGATAAAAACGATAGAGTAGTTGAAGTTATTCAATCCAATGGATGGAAGTTTCAAATGGATAACGAACTACCTAAAACTTTGAAAAGTGGAAATGTAGTAGAAATACCAAAAGAAACTTTTCATAGAGTTATTAAGGGTGAGGGTGACCTCATAATTAAGATAAAAGAATAAAGGTTATAAAATAAGGAAACAAAATGGCAGAAGAGCAAAACAATAGTTCATTTTTTAATCGATTAACGAAACTCTTTTCTACTCAAGCAATCGTAAAGGTTGACAAGGATGGAAAGAGAAAAGTTGTTGATGTAGATGATAGACAGCAGGGTGGTACTAACTTAATGAATTTAAGAGATAGGTACACCAAACTACAAAGGTCTTTTTATGGAGACCAGATGGCAGCTCAATCGATGGCATACCATCAAGTTCGTAGAGAACTATTCAGAGATTATGATGCTATGGATAATGACCCAATTATCTCATCGGCATTAGATATATACGCAGATGAATGTACACTTAAAAACGAATTCGGTGAAGTTGTACAAATCAAATCAAAAAACGAAAAAGTAAAAGAAATATTAGAAAACCTTTTCTATGATATTTTGAATATAGAATTTAACCTATGGTCTTGGACAAGAAATATGGTTAAGTATGGTGATTTCTTTTTACTACAAGAAATTCAACCAGGTGTTGGTATTATAAATGTAAGACCACTTCCAGTTTACGAAACTGAAAGATTAGAGAATACTGACCCAACTAATACAAATTATATTAAGTTCAAAGTAAATCACGACCCAAATGGTAAAGGTGAGTATGAAAACTATGAGATTGTCCACTTCAGATTATTATCAGATACAAACTTCCTTCCTTACGGAAAGGCAATGATTGAGAATGGTAGAAGAATTTGGAAACAAGTTTCTTTGATGGAAGATGCAATGTTAATTCATAGAATTATGAGAGCACCGGATAAGAGAGTGTTCAAAATTGATATTGGTAACATTCCACCACAAGAAGTTGATAACTACATGCAAAGAATTATCAACAAAATGAAGAAAACTCCATTTGTTGACAAAAAGACTGGTGATTATAACTTAAAGTATAATGTTCAAAACCTAACTGAAGATTTCTTCTTACCTGTTAGGGGTGGTGATAGTGGTACTCAAATTGATTCATTGGGTGGTTTAGAATATACTGCTATCGATGATATTGATTACTTAAAGAACAAACTATTTGCAGCTCTCAAAATTCCAAAAGCATATTTGGGATATGATGAGAATGTAAATGGTAAAGCAACTCTTGCTGCAGAAGATGTGAGATTTGCAAGAACAATTGAAAGAATCCAAAGAACTCTTATTTCAGAGTTAACTAAATTAGCAGTAACTCACTTAGCTGCTCAAGGTATTGAAGGTGCTGAAATGGTAGATTTTGAATTAGATTTAGTAAATCCATCTACAATTTATGAGCAAGAAAAAGTAAATCTTTGGAGTGAGAAAGTTAGATTAGTTTCAGATATTCAGGGATTAAATATGGTATCTAAAGATTGGGCATACAAAAATATCTTTAACTTTAGTGATGATGAAGTTGGTTTCCAAAAAACTCAACTTATCAATGATTTAAAAGATAGATTTAGATATCGTTCAATTGAAGATGAGGGTAATGACCCAGCAATGGAGACAGACCCAACTGATGTAGAGGATGAATTGGAAGAATTAAAAACTGAATTAAAGAACAAAGGTGGTAGACCAAAAGAGGGAAACACCTATGGTAAAGATAAACATCCCTATGGGAGAGACCCATTGGGTAAAAAAGAAAATCAAAAAGCGTTAAAGAAAACTGAATCAAAAGTTAGTAAAACTACGCATAAAGTTGCTAGAGAATATGTAAACGGAGTTTCAGCAAAACGAAGGTTGATGAGTGAAAACGGAGACTTTTTAGATGACGCAAATTTGATTGATGAATAAAAATTTAGGAAATCAAAATTAACTTATATTTATATACGATGTATTGTATCGTATATTGATATATTATTATAGGATAAAAACACAATGAAGAGGGTAAAACATTCAAAATTTAAGAATACTGGTATTCTATTCGAACTTTTGGTGAGGCAAATCACTTTAGAAGTATTGAATGGTGATACTACTGAAAAAGCTAAAAAAATCGTAAGGGAATTTTTTAGCCCAAAAACAGAGTTAAACAAAGAGTTAAGATTGTACGAACTTCTTATGAAGGAAAAATATAGTTCAGAATCAAGAGCTGAAAAGTTTATTGATACTGTCAATGAAGCACACAATCGTATTGACCAAAAACAACTTCACAAAGAAAAATATAATCTTATCAAAAAGATTAACGAATCGTTCAATATGGATGAATTCCTTTCTTCACCTATTTCTAATTATAGAGTTTTGGCATCCATCTATAAGATTTTTGAATCTAAAAAGATGGATAACTATGATATAAAAGATGTATTCAATTCAAAGATTACCCTCATTGAATCTATCACATCTAATCCATCTATCAAAACTCAAACAAAAAAAGATACATTAGTTGAAAATTATAAAAAACAAGATAAAGATTTAAGATTACTTACTTATAAAATTTTAGTAGAAACTTTTAACAAAAAGTATTCTAATTTAAATGAATCTCAAAAAGCTTTATTAAAAGAATATATCAATAACTTAACAAACACAACTGGATTTAAATCATATATACAAAAAGAAATTCCAAATATTGTGAATGAATTAAAATCAATCCAAAAAAATGTTAAAGATAAAGTAACTAAAATTAAGTTGACAGAAACTATTTCTGTTTTATCTAAAACTAAAATTGGTAAAGTTGTTTCTGATAATCATGTTTCATCTATAATGATGTCATACGAATTAATTAAAGAATTGAAAGCTAAGATATGAAGTTAAGGGAGTTAATTGAAGATTTAATTGCTGAAATTGAGCAAGATGAGTTAGATATTGAAGAGGCTACCACTACTGGTGATGTGGCTGGTTATAATACCCCTAATGCTTTCAAAGATACTGATGGTACTGATGAAGATGAAGAAAACGATGATAAATTTGTTGATACTATAAATAAAGCAAGTGGTTACAAAAGAGTTAGTGAAAATCGTTGGTTAGAATTAAAAAAAGATGAATCCACTCCAAAGCAAAAAATTGGTAGAGGGATTTCTAATGTAAACAAACAACTTTCTGAAATTGAAACATTCCTAAGATGGTATGGTAGAATTAAAAAAGAAAGTGATTTAAATTCTGACCAATATTGGAAAAGAACACAAAAGAATCTTTTTAAGATTAGAGAAAGATTAAACACTATTGTAACGCAGATTAGCAAATTATAAATTAGGATTGGCAATTATGAATATTACCAGAGAAAC